CTTTCTTGCCTTTGTTTGCAGATTTGCTCATCAGGCTCCTGTGCGAGGTTGAACGAATCCTTCCTCTAGTGCTTCAACTCTTTCTTCAAGACTTGCAGCAGGTACTTCTGCTACTGGAGCAGGTGGTTCTGGTGGAGCTTCAACCACCACTTCTTCTCTTTTTGGCTCTTCTTTTTTATCATCATCATCTCCACCTTTCTTCATGGTATTAATTCCAAAAGTAGCCGCAGAAGCAGTAAAAACGGTTGCAATAAATGTTGGATCCATCTTAGCAAGCATACCAGCATAAGAAGCGGTAAGAAGTGCTGCAGACCAACTCAAAATTGCAATACGAATCACTTGTCCCATAGCTTTTTCCCTTTTGTTTTCCATCAGTCCGTGTGATTGATGTCCTTCTTATTTAGGTTTTTAGAACCTAAACTTGACTTTTGCAGCAACAGAATTGTTAGTAACTCCGTTGTTTACTCCGTGGGAACCCTCAACAAATAACATTTCTTTATAATCTACAGAAGCAGTTACATCATAAGAACTATCAGTTCCATAAGAACCTTCTACACTGACACCAAAGAGATTGTTTTTCTTACCTCCAAATCTGGTTTCCATTTTAACACCGACTTCACCAATATGAGTGGTTTGATTATGTGCTTCAACTGATCTTGCGGACTGAATAGAACCAGTTTCAGTGTAAGCATTTCTCTTCACATTTTGAACAGTATAACCAACAAATGGTTTTACTGATTTATTGAGATGCCAGTATAAGCGATTAGAAACCCACCACTCAGAACCAGTTGTTTCACCAGCATTATTAAAGACACCTTCTACGGTTCTATTGTACTTATAGTTACTATTTGCAATTGCAGCATTAGTATTCAGAGTGAGTGTATTTCCTCTAATTTCACTGAATACACCGAAGTGATCTTTGTTCTGTTGTGTGCTTGAGTCAACACCATTGAGGTTTATGTTGATTTTATTATACTGGAAACCAAGAGTCCAACCTTTGGTTACATCAAACTCAAATCCACCACCAAAGATCTTAGAATCGGCAATGTAGCCGTCAGCATTATAGGACTGAACGAATCTGTTGTTCTCAAATACTCTTAATCTTTGCTTACCTGCGGTTGGTTCGTGATTCAGAAGTCCATTGATACCATCATTAATTCCGTCAAGAACTTCTAATTGATCTACACGACCATAATAATAATCATAAGAATCAGATACTTCAACATTATTAGAATAAGCATAAGAATATGATGGAGTTCCGTCGATTACGGTTGTTGTTCCATCAGCATAAGCAGTTGTGGTAACTGGAGTTGTGGTTGTGGTCGTAACCATTGGAGTAGTTACAGTCGTCACCGTTTGTTTTTTGATTTGTTGTTTCCCACTAGATTCACTTGCTTCAAAATTATATGATTTAGTTGTAACTGCTGGAAGTGTTTGTGATGCAGCAATTGCAGAAGAAACGGAAGGAGCAATTGTTGAAGTATAGTTCAGAACAGTTCCTGTAACTTGTGAAGTTGAAGTTCCGTTTGATGTGGATGTAGTTACAACTGGTGTTCCGTTTGAAGTGGTTGTAGAACCATCAGAATATGTGGTGGTTGTAACTGGAGTTGTAGTTGTAGTAGTTGTTGTAACTGGAGTTGTAGTTTCTACAGTATCAGTATAGTTCTGGACTGTACCGTATCCATCAGTATCAAGATTACTTACATTATAAGTAACCTGAGATGTCGCTACAACATTTGAAGTTGATGTAGATGTTGTAACTTGGTCAGATGTTGATGTTCCAGTTACTGTTGGGGTAGATGGTGTTGAGTTGTTTGGAGCATTTGGATTATTGGGAGCAACTGCACCGAATGGTTGACCATTTGCTAATGTAGTTCCTGGTTGACTATCAACTAAAAGAACTGGCGAAAGAGCAGTATCCCCAAGGTTGAATACAGCAAATCCTAATAGGTAAGCACCAGTTACATCAACTTGATATGTTGAATTCTGCCATCCAGTTGAACCATAAGTTCCTGTAGAATAATCTCCCGTACCTGGGTTAGTGAATCCAAGTAACGCATAGTTCTGAACATAGTTGTTAACAGTTACAACCGGAGTAGAACCAGTTCCCTGATAAACAAGTGATGTGATAGAACCATCATTGAATGGAACATAATCAGTTCCAATATAGTTCCAAGACATTGTATAAATCGTTCCAGCATCAAGATTTACACTTTGAGTTATCCAAGCAGCATTAGTTGGATTAGGATTTCCGAGACCTGATGCTTGTTGGTCTTGTTGAAGTTTTGTTTTAATTGCTTGATTTTCTGCAGATGTAAGACCTAATGCTGATGTTGCAGCATCAAAAGTTACATTACCTGTTGGTTGTAGTGCTGCACCATAAGAACCATATGGAGCAAATGTCCAAGTAGTTGGAGATACTGCAGGTTGGTAGTATGGATTCGGAGATCCATCGGAAAGTGTTGGACTTCCTACTGCACCGTGAGAAGGTGCATTGAAAGTTACTGAACCGTTGATAACAGTAACACCCGTCCCATTACCTGTAATGGTTCCATTAGTAAGAGTTCCTGTTTGAGAACCAATATTCCAACCAGATAGTGAACCTCCCTCAAAATCTGTATTGGAAATTGTATCTGCAAAAGCTGCTGTTGATTGTGCTCCCATCAAAAGAGCAGACGCTACAGCAAGCGCCCTCGTAGCGTAAGACATAAAAAGTCCTCTGTGACTCAGTGTGTACTAAACGAAACAAACTAAAGTTGTTTAAAAAGTAAAGTATTCACCAAGTCATAGAGGACTCGGGGTATGTAGATTCAGACCAGTTAAGATCAAGAATCAGTAATGATTGTAACTATTTATCCCTTTTTCCAGGCTTCACCTTCCGACTTTCTTCTACGAGCAAGCCCTGACTCAACATTTGAACCAGGATTGCGGTAAAGATAAAGCGCATCGGGCACTAGGTCCCACTCTTTATTCTTCAGGCGTTTAGTAATAGTATTAAAGTTATCGCCACCGTAAAAACCGGCACCAAGATTATAAGCAAAGCTGAGCAAAGCGCCTCTTTTTCCATCTGACATTTCATTCCAATGTGGGATTTTACGGAGTGCAGGAAGAAATTGGTTCTTGCACTGACTGATCAATAGTTCATCAGCTTCCTGTTGGGTGATTTGATCGCCAAGTTTAAATGGAGAACCATCTTTCTTACGGGTAGATCCCCAACCAATAGTGATTGGAAGGTTACCGGTAAGAGGATCAGGATATGCCTTTAGATGACATCCTTCAAACTCTTTGATCAACTTGATGCCCATCATAGGGACATCATCACCACCAGTTACAGGAGCTGCAGCAGCGGCAGTGGCTGGTGCAGCACTAGTCTTTTTTCCGCGATAAATCTCTGCCCATTCTACATTATCACCAAGATATTCAACGGGGAGATTGTCTTCCAACCACTGTACTGCTTTGACATGGTTAGGATTTCTTTCATCATAGAATTGAAAGAAATTGTGTAGGTCAACTCTTGCCATTTTGTCCTCCTATATTTGGAAAGTATATATCGAATAATTCACTTGCTTCTTTGTGTTTACCGTGATTTGTGAGTTTCTTCACTTCTTCCAGAATTTTCTTTTTAAACTCAGTCGAAGATTCTTCCCCACCCATCGTTTCCTCCTGGACACCAACGATGCTTGAGAACTGCTTTGGTGTAAATGGTCTTCTTACCATTTGTGACTGGACCAGTATAGTTATCGTTTAGAGAACCATATGGATCATTTACATAGTATCCTTTACCATCTGGAGTCTTACCGATGACTACACACATGTGCCCACCAGTAGGTGCAGAAAGAGAACCCCTATGCAGGATACCAATAACAACAGGTTTCCCAGCATCAAGACTTTTATCAATGTCAGCAAAAGAAAGATTGTAACTAAAGTGTGACTTAACCCCATAACCTGCGAGAACTTTCGTCTGTACCGCATGGTCAGTCGTGTCACCAATCGCAAATACTTTCTTAACATACTCGTCGTCACCTTTAATGCTTCCTGGCTTGAGGAAAGCAAGACACATAGCACATGATGAACTGTTGCAAGTTCTATGTGCATCTCTGTAGTTATCTACTTGGTTGAAATAAGGAACTGCAAGAACTTCTGGAGTTGGTGGTTTAGTTCTGAAAATACCAATCCAGTCGCTCTCAGAGTCGTCTAGAAATTTTTCGGGAAGTTTGTCTTCCAACCACTGAACAGCAGCAACATGGTTTGCGTTCTTCTCATCATAAAACTTAAAAAAGTTATGAAGATCTAGGGTCATAGTACTATTTTTTGCGACACCTTGCTATTTAGGATTTTACGATCTGCCGCCCCATTGAATATCTGGATATGCATCCGAAACATTTTGTTTGGAAATATTATACTTGGTTTGTAGTTTTTTATCTTTAACAAGCATAAGAATCTCAGCTTCAAGAGGATGTAGACCTTCAAGAATACTAATAAACATTGTCTCTCTCTTCATACTAGAGAGACGATCATTACCACCTTTTACAAAGTTGTAGAAGTAAGTATACTCTTTACGAATAGAAGTTCTACCTTGATCCTGAGATCCAATAGAATTAGATCCAAGTTCGTCCATCATCTGAACAGATCTTTCAATATTATCACTGAGGTTACCAGAACGAACATTCTGTTGACCTACACTCGCATAAGGAACTAATCCCTCTGGAAGCATGGATACAATCGTTTCATCAAAGTTCCAGATTAGGATTGTTTTGAGTGATGGGTCAGAATATTTCTGAAGGATTTCCGCCTTTTTTGCATTTGATTTTTGTTTTGCAGCAAGTGCAAGAACTTCAAAAGCAAAAGGATTGGAGGGTAGTTCTTCCGAAACTACCCTCGGAATTTGTGTTTGAGTAGCCATAAGACTTATTTCAATTCAGTTGTTATTTTTATTTAGATCAGAGTTTGAAACCAGCAAATGAATCTTTCTTCATATCTTGTTTGATACCACCAACAACATAAGATTCAACCTCAGTTTCTTGTGGAGCAACTTGAAGACCCTTAGAGGAAATCCAGTGTTCAGTCCAAGGAAGTGGATTATTCTTTGCAGGAACATCATACATTGGTTTGAGTCCAATAGACTTCATACGACGATTTGCAATCCACTCAACATAGTTGTTGAG